ATTCTCGACCCCATTTGACCACAAGGCGCTGGCCTTCCTCGAGTCAATCGGCTGCCTGATCTACAAGGTTTCAAGCTTCGAGATCGTCGACCTGCAACTGATCGATGCCATTGCCAGGACCGGCAAACCGATGATCATCAGCACCGGCATGGCGACCGAGGGAGAGATCGCGGACGCCTACTGGACGGCCAACCGGGCCGGCTGCAAAAACATCACGCTCCTGAAGTGCACGAGCGCCTACCCGGCAGGCCCGGAGGACGCCAACCTGGCCACCATGCAGGCCCTGCAGAAGCAATACGGCTGCGCGGTAGGGGTGTCGGACCACACTCCGGGGGGCGGGGTAGCGGTCGCAGCCGTGGCGCTCGGCGCCACCGTGATCGAGAAGCACCTGACGTTGCGCCGCAGCGACGGGGGCCCGGACGCCGGATTCAGCATGGAGCCAGCCGAGTTTAAAGTCATGGTCGACGCCTGCAACCAGGCCGCCCAGGCCACCGGGATCGTGCGATATGGCCCAACCCCCTCAGAAATGCCCCAGGTGGGGCTCAGACGCAGCCTGCACATTGCGAGGGACCTGCCAGCAGGGCACGAGCTGCAGCCCTGTGACGCCACAACGGCGCGCCCTGCCGACGGCCTTCCGCCCAAGTTCCTCAGTTCGCTGATCGGCCGGGAGCTGAAACACCCGGCAAAGCGCGGCGACCCGATCACGTGGGATACCATGCAGGACAAGTGGCAGGCCCAGGCGTGACCATTTCATGACCCCTAATAAAAAGGGACGCCTGAAGGTCGAATACGTCCCGATCCGGTCGGTGAAGCCGGCCAAGGGCAACACCAGAGCCCACCCGCCAGACCAGATCCAGGAGATCGGCAAGAGCATCGAGGCCTTCGGTTGGACCAAACCGATCATCGTGGACGAGAGGCGCGATATCCTCGCCGGCCATGGCGCCTACCAGGCCGCGCTGCAGCTTGGCCTGACCGAAGTCCCCATCATTGCCCGGCATGGCCTCACGCAGGCCCAGAAGCGCGCCTACCGCACCGCGGACAACAAGATCGGGGAGAACAGCGCGTGGGACATGAAGCTCCTGGGCGCCGAGCTCGGCAGCCTGAAGGACATGGGCTTCGACATGACGCTGACCGGTTTCAAGCCGGGCGAGATCGAGGCGATCCTGAGGCCCCCGCCAAGCCAGCACGATGAGCCACCGGTGCCGGAGGCCAAAGGGCCAACCGTGAGCAAGGTGGGCGACACGTGGATCCTCGGCGAGCACCGCCTGATCTGTGGCGACAGCACCAAGCCATCCACCTACGAGGCTCTGCTCGACGGCCGGCAGGCGGCGATGGTGTTCACCGACCCACCCTATGGGATCAGCTACGAAGCCCCAAGCGGCAAGTTCGAGATCATCCAGGGCGACGGCCTGCGCCGCGGGCAATTGACCAAGATGCTGAACGGAGCATTCCAAGCGGCCATCGGGCACGCCAGGCAGGACGCCGCATGGTATGTCTGGCACGCGAGCGCCACCCGCGAGGACTTCGCGCACGCCATGCGGGACGTGGGACTCGTGGAACTCGGCTACATCATCTGGGCGAAGCCCGGCATGGTGCTAGGCTGGTCGGACTACAGATGGGCGCACGAGCCCTGCTTCTACGCAGCCAGGCAGGGCGTGAGGCCCGCCTACCACGGCGACAGGACCGAGACCACCGTCTGGCGCATGACGGCCAGGACGAAGGCAGGCGACCCGCACGCGACGATCGGCAACGGCGTGACGGTCGCATCTGATGCCGGCGAGATCTACGTGACGCCAGCCCCCCCAAAGGGCAAGAAGGTGCGCCACGTACAGCTGCAGGACGGCGAGAGCCTGCTCCTGTCGGCCTCGACGGACCAGGACGACCTGTGGGACGTGAGCCGGGACAACGGGCACGGCAAGGAGGAATCGATCCACCCGACCCAGAAGCCAGTCGAGCTGGCCCGGCGCGCCGTGAAGAACAGCAGCCTCGAGAACGAGGGCGTGCTGGTGACCGGGGCGAACCTGCTCCAGGCCTTCGACCGTCTGGAGGTGGCCGAGTTCACCGCCAGCTCGATCCTGCAGGCGCGCCTCCTCGGGGAGGTGGTCGACCTGCCGGAGCAGGCGCGCCGGGAAATCTCCGACGCCTATATCAGGGATTGAGCGGCGGGTCGCCCTGCGCCTGGTCCAGGACCTCGCGAACCTTCCGGGCCAAGGCGTCGAGGGTGAAAGGCTTGCCCAGGAACCTCGTTCCCTCCTTCAGCACCCCGCGATCGGCGATCACGTCCGCCGTATAGCCGGATATGTACAGGCAGCGCAGCCCGGGACGCATGGGCGCCAGCCGCTCGAACAGCTGCCGCCCATTCATCTGCGGCATCACCACATCCGTGATCACCAGGTGCAAAGGCCCGTCATGCTCAGCGACATTTCGTATCGCTTCCTGGGGGGAACTGGCCGTCAGCACGCGGTAGCCCAGGCTCTCCAGGCTCTCCCCGGCCAGCTTGCGGATCTCCGCCTCGTCCTCCATCACGAGAACGGTCTCCGTCCCTCCCCGGAGCGCCGCAGTCTCCGCCTCCTCTTCCGCCACCACCTCCGGCTCCGAAGCCCGCGGCAGGTACACCGTGAAGGTGCTGCCCTGGCCGGGCTGGCTGTACACGTCGATGAATCCCCGGTTCTGCTTCACTATGCCGTAGACGGTGGCCAGACCCAGGCCGGTGCCTTTGCCCTGCCCCTTGGTCGTGAAAAACGGCTCGAACAAGTGCCCCATCGTCTCTTTGTCCATGCCCCGGCCGTCGTCGCTCACCGCCAGGCGCACGTACTGCCCAGGGGCGAATCCTGGGTGAGCGGCGCAATACTCCTGGTCGGAGATGAAGTTGCCGGTCTCCACCGTCAGCCTGCCCACTCCACCAATCGCGTCTCGGGCGTTCACTGCCAGGTTGGCCAGCAGCTGATCCACTTGGGTGGGATCGATCTTCACCTTCCACAGCTCGCGCCCCGACACCCAGGCGAGGTCGATGTCCTCCCCGATCAGCCGCTGGATCATCTTTCGAGTGGCCGAAACGACCTCGTTCAGATCCACCACCCTGGGACTCACCGTCTGCCGCCGGGCGAAAGCCAGCAGCTGCCCGACCAGATCCGCTGAGCGCTGCGCAGCCCGGCGCACCTCCCGCAGGTACTTCTCCAGCGTGCTTCCCGCCTCCGCCTTCTGCAGCGAAAGCTCCACGTAGCTGGAGATCACCTGCAGCATGTTATTGAAATCGTGCGCCACACCCCCGGCCAGCCGTCCCACCGTCTCCATTTTCTGCGACTGGCGCAGCTGCTCCTCCGTGCGCCTCCGCTCAGT